CTGGATGGTAACAATTCATTAAAGCATGGATGCTGTCTTTTATGGATTTTTGAATAGATGAACTATGGACGTTTTGTGTATCACTATAAATTGATTTTTGATTTGTTTTATTCTGTATGCGCTGTAGAAATCTTTGAATAATTGGATTTAATGTGTTTTCTATTGGATTATCATATAAAGATAAATGAGTTAATTGAGTGAGATTACCTATCTCTGTTGGTAGTTGGGTTAATCGATTATTATGTAAATATAAATAAGTTAATTGCGTGAGTTGACCTATTTCACTTGGTAGTTCGGTTAGTTGATTACCGTGTAAAATTAAACGATTTAATTGCGTGAGATTACCTATCTCTCTAGGTAGTTCGGTTAATTGATTACTAGATAGATATAAATAAGTTAATTGCGTGAGATTACCTATCTCTGTTGGTAGTTGGGTTAATTGATTATTATGTAAATATAATTCAGTCAATTGAGTGAGTTGACCTATCTCACTTGGTAGTTGGGTTAATTGATTACTAGATAAATATAACCCAGTCAATTGCATGAGATTACCTATCTCTCTTGGTAGTATGGTTAATTGATTACCGCGTAAATATAAATGAGTTAATTGAGTGAGATTACCTATCTCTTTTGGTAGTTGGGTTAATTGATTAAAAGATAAATTTAATTCAGTCAGTTGCGCGAGATTACCTATCTCTCTAGGTAGTTCGGTTAATTGATTATTATGTAAATATAATTCTTTTATATCTTTATCCACTGATTTACCATTAATTTTAATCATTTTGGATTGGGTTAGGTTGTAATAGTATATCATATATACTTTATATAACTTCAATTTTATAATAAATAATTGTATCCGGACATTGATTTTATTTATAATAAAGCAAGTCATGTATCGCACAAACCCTATGCAATGCTATGCATTGCAGTTATTATAACAAAAATTGATTTTCTCATCACATAACTATATAATAATTGTATAATAATGAAGGAGTATATCCAAATCAATCAAACTCTACAAAATATACCATCATACGAATGTTCATCTAATTTAAAAGGAATTTGTCTAAAAGTACAAGGGATAAAATATCTAATAACTTTAAATCATGGTTTACCAATTAAATCAATACAGGCAGAAGGCACATCCATAAATAACTATACTAATTGTAATTGGAATGAACTCGTATTTTCACAAAATTTCAATAATCTGCCTAATCAATATGTTTTTAAACAAATTGTAAAAAAACAAATTGATTCTTCAATTAAATATTATACAAATGGTACCGATACATTAAAATATATTGGAAATAGTTATTTGAATATTAATATGTTACCAAATAACCCTCGTAATATATATTATATGATGAAATGTATAACTGCAAAAGTAACTGAAGGTTGTTCGGGCAAACCTATTTTTAATCATGATAAAAAATTAGTCGGTATAATATCCAAAATAGAAGGTGATATTGTATATGTTATACCATCTATATATATATTAAAATCATTAGAACGTGAAGATAATGGTAATATATATACATTACCATTAACAAATATAAAAAAAATAAATAAATGTTTTGTAAAGAACAATATGGTATATCACGCATCGCTAAAAGTATATATTCCACTTGATGTATATTTAACTTTAGAAGGTGATAAAAATAAAGTCATAAATGTTACTAGCATAGCAACCAAAAATAGAAATTTCGTATTACTAAATACACCTATTAAAAACGATACCGGATTAGTAATAAATAATAATGATATAAAAATTACTAGTAGTTTTATACATTATCTAAAAATTATAGAAAATATTGGATTAATTATACAGATTTTTAATAATATCTCAACTAAAAGAAAATTTAGGTATGAGATAAATGATAAATTATATTATTTATCTTTTTGAATATTAGTAATAATATTTTTTTCTTGATTACTTAATCTAGGACCCATATTTTTATAATTACCTATTTCATCCGTGGAATATGGTGAATATTTGATATTAGAACCTGTTTCGCTTTCTGTAGTGACAATTAAATTTTCATTTAATAGATCTTCAATTTGATATAATATTTTATCTGATAACTTATTTAGATCAAAAAAAATACCATTATTATTATGAGAAAAATTTTTTTCACCATTTTCAGTATATAATTCAGCTTGAGCCAGTTCAAATATTTCCTTAAATATTTCTTTATCCTTAACCTTATTTATTTTATCATTCATTTTTTTTTTACAGTTGTAATCCATATAATATTATAAATAATTTTTTTAATTTTCAATCGATATAAATATGCGTTCAAACAATGCAATCTAGATTGCGTTGATAATAGCAATCTAGATTGCATTGTTAAGGATATAAATACAATCTAGATTGCATTTATTTTTTCTATGTTAATCTAATATTAATAAAATATGGGTAAAAATAGTAATAAAGATTATACATATCCATTAACAGATGATGAAGAATTTCAATCTAAAATATTTAAAAAACGTGAATTTTATTATCATAAAATACCAGCACGAGAAAAATTGGAAAAATACGAGGATATAAAACAATATCGAGATGATATTTGTAAAGGAGATTTCAAATTAAGAGAACAACAAACACTGCTTACTAATTTTCTATCACCAGATACACCATATACTGGTCTTTTAATTATGCATGGTACAGGTACAGGTAAAACATGCACTGCTATTTCTATTGCTGAACAATTCAAAGAACAAATAAAAAAATATAATACTAAAATTTATATTTTAACATTTGGTCCAAATAATAGAGAAACTTTCAAAAGTGAATTATTATTCTGTACTGGTGAAACTTATCTTAAAAATAAAGATACATTGGAACAAATGACCAAGACAGACCGTGAATTAGAAAATAAAATTGCAACATATGGTGCTTTACAATATTATAAAATATTATCATATAAAACTTTTTATAAAAAAGTATTGGGTGAAAAAATATCTGAGAAAAAAATAGTAGGTGATACTAAAATAAAAACATCATATCGTAAAACCGAAGAAGGTGATTATGAAAGAGAAATTGTTGTAGATAAAATAACCAATATGGACAATACATTACTGATAGTAGATGAAGCACATAACTTGACAGGTAATGAATATGGTGAAGCGTTAAAAAAAATAATTAGGAATTCAAAAAATTTAAGAGTTATTTTATTAACAGCTACTCCAATGAAGAATTTAGCTGATGACATAATAGACCTGCTTAATTTTATTAGACCACAAAATGAATCAATTAAGAGAGATAAAATATTTACCCAGGAAAAGAATTATATGATGAGATTTAAACCAGGTGGTGAAGAATATTTAAAGAAAATGGCAACTGGTTTTATATCTTTTTTTAGAGGTAGCATGCCTTATACTTTTGCCAAACGTGTTGATAAAGGTGATATACCTAATAATTTACTATTTACTCCATTAGTAAGATGTTTAATGGAACCTTTTCAATTAAGAACTTATCAACACACAAAAGCTAATTATGATGATACTCTAGATCGAGCATCATCTGCTGCAGCTAATTTTGTTTATCCTACTATAAATCCCGATGGTAAACAATTAGTAGGAACTTATTCAACTGAAGGATTAGTTAAATTTATTTCTCAATTAAATACTAATAAAAAAGAACTAATAACCCTAATAAATAAACATATTTTTAGAGGAAAAATAGCAAAGGATGATTTAGATAATTTTATAGTAGAATCAGAAAATAAAAATATAGCTGGTCGTATCTTAAATTTAAAATATCTAAGACATTTTTCAATTAAATTTTATAAATGTATTCAAAGATTACAAAAGTTAGTTGAAGGAAATAAAGGACCAGGGACAGCTTTTATATATTCTAATCTGGTTAAAGCCGGTGGGATTGAATTATTTGCTTCTGCGTTAGAAGAAAATGGATACTTGGAATATCAAGAAAATAGTGGGGATTATAATATACAAGATAATACTATTGATTCCCGAACTGGTAAAACATTTAGTCAATTTAAAAAAGATAAACTAAATATGTCTGATTTTAATCCTTCAACTTATATTATAATTACTGGTGGGTCTGATGATTCTGGTGAAGATATTCCTGAAATAAAACAAAAAATAATTAGAGAAGTTTTTAATAATGCAGAAAATAAAGAAGGAAAAATATTAAAACTTGTTTTGGGTAGTAAAGTTATGACAGAAGGAGTTACATTAGAAAACACAAGAGAAGTTCATATATTAGATGTTCATTATAATTTAGGTAAAGTTGATCAAGTAATTGGCAGAGCTATTAGAATGTGTAAACATCAAGCAGTTATAACAGATGAGTATCGATTTCCAAAAGTTAATGTATATCGATATGTTGTTCACTTAAATAAGGAACTATCAACAGATGAAATATTATATCAAAAAGGCGAACAGAAATATATTCTAGTTAAAAAGGTGGAAAAAGCATTAAAAGAAGTAGCGGTTGATTGTCCAATTTTATTACATGGAAATAAGTTTCCTGAAGAAATCGAAAAATATAGAGGTTGTGTTGAGCCTACTTTAGAAAACAAGAAAAAAGGAAAACAATTATGTCCCGCTATATGCAATTTTCAAGAATGTGATTTTAAATGCGATGATAAAAAATTAGACAAGTTATATAATACTAAAAAAGGAACCTATAAAAACTTGGAATCAAACGAAATTGATTATACAACATTTAATGATAGTTTAGCCAAATCAGAAATAATTAATGTTAAATCCAAGGTAAAGGATTTATATAGATTCAAACATGTTTATACTTTGAAAGAATTGTATAATATTGTTAAAAAATCTTATAAATCATATCAGAGAGATTTATTTGATGATTATTTTTTAGATAAAGCTTTACATGATATGATACCTACAACGGAAAATGATTATAATAATTTTAAAGATACGATTTACGATAAGTATAATAGAACGGGATATTTAATTCAACGAGGAAATTATTATATTTTCCAACCTTTTGATGACACTGAAGATATACCAATGTATAATAGACAAAACTATGAATTCGAAACTGAAAATATGATTCCATTAAAAAATTATTTTATACAAAAATATGGTGATACCAAAGATAAAACGATTAAAGAGGTTGATGTTAAAAAGACCAAATCTAAAAGTTATGATTTCGAGTCAACAAATGAATACTATGATATACGTACAGACAACTTTATTGTAGGTATTATTGATAAAAATACTAATAAATTAGCTAGCGAAACAGATGATTTGTTTAAAATTAGACCACCATTAAAGAAATCCACAGATAAAAAACGAGGAACTGGTATTTATTCATTAAAAGGAGCTGTATGTTCTACATCAAAAGACAAGGAATATTTATTAAAAGTATTAGAAAAATTATTTAAAATGACAAAGGATACTAGTAAATTACCAACCAAAGCATCACGAGAAACTATTTGTGAACAAATTAAGAATATTTTAATGTATTTGGAAAAATATAGTACATCTAAAGATAATAATAAATTAACTTATGTTATGATACCCGCAGACCATCCAATATATGAATTTCCATATAATTTAGAAGATAGAGTTAAGGCTAGAATAAAACAAGTCAAAAAATTAGTAAAAAGAGATTTTGATTCAGTAGTTAAGAAAATGAATGATGGAGAATTTATGGGCAAAAAAAATATGAAGAGCTATTTCATAGAAATAAAAAAGGATAAATATATATCACAATATCATACTGAACTTGAAAGAATGGGCTTTAGATTTGATAACAATAAATATATAATGATTATCGATTAAAAGTAACGCTTTTATGCGATGCATGACTTGCATAAAAATTGAAAATATATTACTCTATAATGCAATTACATATATATAATGTCTCTTCAGAGTTCATTGCTTGAAAATAAGAATACCGGTCACTTGATCGGTCACATGACCAGTCAAGTATGCGCTGGCTGTTTTGCCAGCGATTGTCATCAATCCCAACCATACGATGTATATTCGTCCACATGTGACAAGACGTTCTGTACAACAGCTTGTAGTTTCTGCTACAAGTTTTCGCATATGTTGGCACCCTATGACTCCCAACATATGCGAAATCAATATCGAACGATCTATGATGGGATGCGGCAAAAGCATTTTAGTCCCGAGACAATTGAGAAGCGAAAGCAACGCTTGATAACTCGCGGTCGACTATCGGGTACATCAGACGTGAGTACGTAAGCACAAATTATTTTAATCTAAATAAAAATTGAATTATATTATATTATTACAATTGTAATAATATAATAATGGATTTACTCCCATTAACAGAATATAATCGACGCGCCTCACTTGGTATAGAAGATGGATTTCTTAAAGGAATATATCCAAATTGGTCATCTGATTTACATAAGCGTGGTAATGTTTTATCAAATACTAATTTAGAAACAATCGCTGTTCATGGTATCATTCGATGGTATATGAAAAACAATGCAGTATACGATATAGATTATCAATATCCTGAGAGAATCAAATATTTTATTGAGAACCCTAATTTAATCCAATATCATGACTTTCTAATGTTATATAAAGTAATACAACATCATCAAATCAAATTGCCATATTTCAATGGCCTAAATTTTGAAAAACATAATACAAAATATTCTTTTCTATTAAACAAATATATCTTGTATAAATTAAAGAAAGACAAAGATGATATTAATTTTACAAAATATTCTATACAGAGATTCTCATATTTTTTGATTGATCATATTGGATATGATAATATAATTCATTTTTTGAAACAAGTTGAATTTTTTATTAATCAGAAAATAAATTGGTTCGATAATGGAACTATATTTGATACTTTTATTTCCAAATATCCGGAAATAAAAGTATGGGGAACAATATTTCAAAGATTCAAAGTTATTGTTGAGAAAATGGAATATATAAAACATAAAGATATTTATAAATTAAATGGTTTTGTTGAAAATGTTCAACAACTAATATACTCATTAAGTTATTATTATTGCAACGTTATAGATTTGCAACTATCCTCCCCAATTGTAATAAGACATCCAATAATAGATACTTTAAAAAATCAGAAATTACTAGAGTATTATCCTATAGATAATTTAAAGTCTTTTGATTTTAGTTTTCTATTGTGATTTCTTTTCTTTACTTATAACTTCTAAACAAAACATAGTTAATATAAATACAGAAAGAGTTGATATCATTAGACTTCTGTGATGTAAACAGATAATCGTATTAACTTTAAAAGTATTATCCCGATAACACATATACCCAGTACATAAGGATAAATTTATTAAACTTATTAATAAAGCAATAAATAACAACATTATTATTAATTTAGATTATTATTTTATTCCAAGTCAAGCATGCGCAATAATAAAAATAAAAATTGATTTGGGTAAAGAAAAGCAATCGGGATTGCATTTTTTCTTTTCTTTCCAAATTAGAAGTTATTTTTAGATAAAAAAGTATTACTTTTCTATCTAAAAATAAAAATTGATAAATATCTCTTAAAGATTATTTATGTAGATATATTAATGGAAATGGCAAATAGTATAAATACTAATTATTTAGAAACTGGTATTACTATAAAAAAACAAGATGGGGTCGATGAAGTATACCAAATTCCTTATAATATTAATAATATCTTAATTACTGAAAAAGATATTATTGATATGTTAAAACACTATAATGTAGCAGTAGATAAAATAATTAATATAAATACATTTCATAAAGCCTTTACACATAAATCATATGTTAAAAAAGAGATATTTACTGATAAAATACTCGAGGCCACCCGTAATGAAATGGGAAATCCATCTAATTTATTAGAATTGCAACCTGAAAGTTATGAACGGTTAGAATATCTTGGAGATCGTGTAGTTAAAATCATTGTATCATCTTATCTATTTACTAGATACCCGCATGAAGATGAAGGATTCATGACACGTCTTCAAACAAAAATAGAAGATAAAAAGAACCTGTCATTTTTTTCTAAACACCTAGGACTAGGTAAGTTTTTTATTATATCAAAACAAATTGAATCATTAAATGGACGAAATTTAGAAAAGATACATGAAGATGTATTTGAAGCTATGATGGGAGCATTATGGCTTAGTAATGGTTTCGATACATGTTGTTTATTAATGTTAAATCTATTAGAAACATTAATAGATTATTCAGATAAATTATATTGTGATAATAACTATAAAGATAATCTTTTACGATTTCATCATAAACAAAAATGGAAGTTCCCAATATATCATATGATTCAATTTGAAGGGCCTCCACATAAACGAAATTATATTATGGGAGTAGAAAATCCAAATGTTTCGCCAACTAATAAAAAGAAATTTTTACATGGCAAAAACTATAAAGAATTATGTATTAGTTTCGGGATAGGAAATTCAAAGAAAGAAGGGGAACAAAAATCAGCAAAAATGGCATTAATCTTACACGGTATTTTAAATGATGACCAATATACGATGACTGATATTTATTATCCCGATTGGGAAAACTTAGAAAAAACAAATGATAATTCTTTATCAGATGAAACAGATAGTGATTATTAATTTGTGACAATTATTGTTAACGATGTAATCGCCAGAAGTTTTAATGAAAAGCAATGTAGGTTAACACATTTTTTTATTTCCATTTTTAATTAAAGAAATAAATAGATTATTTAATAATGTCTATAAACACAAAAACATTTTTAGCTAGAGATAATATTACTACTCTATATAAAACTTTAATCTCATCAAATGAGTTGGGAACTATATTAAAAGAAGATAAGGAATTATTAATTAATCAATTGATAAAAATTATGAGAGACAAATTCAAAACATTAGATATATCTAAAATCACACATAAAAATATTAATTCTGTCAAGATACAATTTAATAAATTATGTATAAAAGAAGGAAATTCCATAATTGAAAATTTAGTAAATAAATATAAGAAAACAGATATTTTACATGATAGAAAATATAATAGAGATTTTAATACTTTTAAAAATCCTGTAAATATATCTAATAGACCAATTCCAACTAATAGTTCAGATATATCATCTGCTACTGTATTTAATCAAGACAATTATAATAATAATACTAGCGTAAATATGAATATAACAGGAGATAATAAATCTATAAGCGATAGATTACAAGATATGGAAGCAGCAAGAAGAGCGAATGACCCTGCTCCACAAGTTCCACAAGTACCAGATTTTATTAAATCTGTATCAGTTGGAAAAAAAAATGATTTTGAACAACCAGCCAATGATACAACAGCTGGTAGTAATTATTTACAGCATATGGAAAATGATTATGGAGATTTTCAACCATTTGGTCAAACTGTTAATGATTTTACTAATTTAGAAGGTATGACTTTTGATAATTCGAAATATGACGAGTCAATATCACTGACAGATAGACTAGCCAAATTAGAACAAGATAGAAATAGTGTTCAGCCACTACAATCTAATAATAATATCCCACCAAGTAACCCTCCTGGTAATATACCAAATCGCAATCCCGATTATCCTCCCAAAAATCAACCAATTAAACCACCTGATAATATGCCATATCGCGAACCCAATTACGACACAAATCAACCAATTAAACCGCCTGATAATATGCCATATCGCAAATCTAATTACAATCCAAATAATGTTACATCAAATCAATCACAAATAATCAATCACTCTCCTGATAGCATACAGATGTCTTCAAATAATAAAACTCAAATAGACCAACTTTACAATGTTATAGATAATCTAAAAAGTGAAATTGATATACTGAAAACACAAAAATATAAGGAAAATAATGATAGTCATCATAATAGAACAAATATAAAAAACTTACAATTAGATATAAATAAAATAGACTCTGATTATAAGTATCAATTTAATACAGTACATAATATTATTGGAATTAAGTTAGTATCTTATTCATTACCTCAGCCAAGATATAATATATTAGAATCAAAATTAAATTATGTATTTAATAATGGTTCAACCACAGTAGAGAAAGAAATATTCATACCATTAGGCTATTATAATATAAATAATTTATTAGAAATTCTTAATAATAATGAAGATATTGAATTTAGTCTTGGATATGATCAAAAGATTAAAATCAATATTAAAGTTAATATACCTCAATCAGAAAATACTTTAGTTATAAATAAACAATTTAAATTAGTAATTAATGAAACTAGTATAAAATTAGGTTTTACTAAAAATTGTGATGAGTTTATTTCACAATTACTAGCTGATAAATTATTAGATTTAAGATTACCAACCAAAATATATATGTATATATTAAATCTTCAAAATAATTATCCATTTGGTATTTTAAATTTCAATGGTTCTAGTACATGTGAATTAACTTTTAATAAACCACTAAGCTTAAACAATTTACATATTTTATTTTTAACTGAAAGTCAAGAAGAATATAATTTCAATGAATTAGAATATAATCTAAGTTTTCAAATAAATATTTTTGAAAATTGTATACCTGTTAATAGTACGTATTAATTTCTAAAATATACTTGACGACATTCATTCATTGCTTCATCTTTAGTAATATTTCCTATTATGTTATCAAATGTTTCACCATTTAATAATCTAATAATAAAATTCATAGAATATACACCACATTCACTATTTTTAAATTGATGTTGTTTCTTATTATATCTTACATCATAATTATTATCAGACAAGATATCCAATCCGGATTGGTTAGTTATCTGTTCATAGGCCAAATTAGTATTATTGTCTTTATTAAAAGTAAAGGTTAATATTTTTCCTATAAATTTTTGTATTCTTTTACCTGGTTTTTTAGCAAATGAATCAAAGAAATATATTTTTTTATCTAATAAATTAGAATATAATCCAACCCAATGTGACCCAGATTTATCATGAGTATCTAGATTTATAACTGTACCAATTTGTGATATATTATTATTTAATAATTTTTTAAAATTAACTTGGTATGTATCTAATTGGGGTAAATCTTCAAAATCATATGGAACAGCACCAAAAAATTTAAAATTAGGATACTTTTCTTCATATTGATACATTACATTATTTATATCTGTAGTGCTCAACCACTCATATTTAGAATCAGGCCCTTCGGGTCTAAATGTATAGTATTCAATTTCATTATTATTTAGATTTTTAATTAAGCTAGTATCAAGCCAACATAATTCATGATTGCAGTTATAATCTTTTTCTAATCTACTTGTCAAATTTTTTAATAAATATTTTTTATCTTTGTTAATTTGAAAACTATTATTAGGATGTGCTTTATTATATGCTTTCGCTATATCAACTAAATTTTCAATGGTAAAACAACTACCATCTATATATGATTTTCCTGGTGCACACTTTGACATTTATAATAAACTAGATTTTTTTTCAATATAATAAATTGTCTGCCCAAAATTATCTTTTATCATCTTCCATATATCATATTTAATAATATTTTTCCACTCTAAAATATCATCAATATTTTTATATTTTAATAATTTATATAAATAAAAAGTAAATATTCCAATGACTATTTTGGTTTTATTCTCTAGTAAAGGTTTAATTTTAAACATATCTGGTTCATAGTTAATTATAATCTCTTTACTCTTTTGTTTCTTATCACATGATACTAAATAATATATCTTATTAATTTTATCAAAAGAATTACATTCCTGGTTACCAATAAAATTACTGCTAAAACACGAATCTATTATAAAAAATATATCACATGGAACGGCAATATTATTATTAATTTCATCCAAAATATAGTTATTTGATAAACACATGTCATGAAATTGCACATCTCCATTTTTATTAGAATGCCCAGAAAAATATATTAAAATTATATTATTATTTTTTGTATTAATATTTTTGATACTATTTATAATATTTATCAATTTAACCTGATGATCGAGTAAAATATTGGGCATATTCCAGTTAGGATTATTCAAATAAAATATATAAAAAAGATTATAAATTAATATAGCATCATTTACTGAACCAAATAAATTGTCATTATTATTACCTAAAATAATTGATGTTATATTATATTTCATTTATATAAATCTGAAAATAAATATATAAATGAAATATAAAAAAACTTTATAAAAAATATTTTTCTAATTATTAATATATCGTTATGTCTTATGAGCAAAAATATCTTAAATACAAACAAAAGTATATCGACCTTAAAATTAAGTTAAGAGATACTATAGGTACTGAACAAGCTGATACTATTCTACTATCTGATACACCTGTTATTGGTAAAGTAGAACAAACCGGTGCTGGCTTACTCGAAACTATTAGTATGCTTTTATCCGATACACCAACACAAGAAAATTCAACTGGCAATACTGTAGTAGAACAAGTTTCATCTGAAAAAGAACAAGTTGACCAACAAGTTGAACAAGATGTTGACCTTGCGCTAACTGAAACACCTGTTATTCAACAAACTGGTGGTTGGAATATAGCTAATGCCTCACCCGTATCTAATCTTGGTTCAGGAGTTCCCAATACAGCAAATTGCCCAGGTAATGTAAATGTCCAACCTTCCACTGTTGTACCTGTTATGCCACAAGGAGGCGATATAGTAGTTCCCCCTGCAGTACAAGCACCCGTTGTAGCAGCACCTGTTGTAGAAGCATCTGTTGTACCTGCGCCCGCAACACAAAGAAAAAATTTATCAAACAACGAAGACGGTACCACTACCGACTTATCAGAAATTAGAAACACAACTGATATCGAAAAAATATTTAGTCAATTAGGTGGTCATGAAAAAGATGTTCTCGATAGCACATCATCATCCTCCATTTTTTCATCTGACTCATTTAGTGAGAGTGATAGCATCAGTGATATGTAAATGTCATAAAAGCAATGAATTGCAGTTATTATAACAAAAATTGATATTCAGAACCTTTATATTTTAAAAATAATACTATTAATGTCTGGTCCAACATTTGAAATTAATCGTATTAAGATAATTACAACTCATAGTTATAATTTAGATAAAAATCAAGATTGTACTATTTGTCGTCAGCATTTAAATTCATCTAGCATTTATGCTCTAGAAAAAGGAATTAAATCACAAGTACAACAAGGAACATGTGGTCATATGTTTCATAATGAATGTATTGACCCATGGCTTAAAACAAATAAAAAATGTCCTATATGTTGTATACCATGGAATATTCTCGATATTTACTAAAAAAAAATCTATAATAATTATATGAACTGTAATATTCCTTTATTTTTAGCAAATTTAATGGCGAGTTATTGTATTGCTTCTATTTTATATTTACTAATAACACGAATTACAAATATTGGAACTCCATTTAATGATGCTTTAAAAAAGTATCCTGAATTAATAAAAATTAAAAATAAATCTGTTGAAAAAAGACGTAATATTTTCGTGTTATTACTTTTATTATTAATATGTATCATGTATATTTTTTCACCATTTGATGAATGTATTGCTACAGAAACCGAATCATTTGAAGGTAGTCCTGATATATGTAACAGAGCACAAGATATATTTGTTGTTACTAATTAATAACATATAAATAAATATTATTTTTATAATAAATGTTAAAATATAAAAATAATATTAATGAGATAGGTATCGATGAGGCTGGACGAGGTCCATTAATAGGTAGAGTATATGCTGGAGCTGTTATATGGCACAATAACTTGGACAATGATTTAATTAAAGATTCTAAGAAATTATCAAAAAAAAATAGGAAAAAAGCATTTGATTGGATTATTAATAATATTAGTTATTGGGGAGTAGGATATGCTGATGAAAAGGAAATAGATAATATTAATATTTTACAGGCTACTAAATTAGCTATGAAAAGAGCAATTGAACAGGTCTGTTTAAAGACAAAGGAAGAAAAAATACAACTAAAAAATATTATTATTGATGGATGTGGGTGGAATAATTCATTTAAACCATATCAGGTAGATTCTGTTATCAAAGGTGATAATATATATTATTCTATTGCTGCTGCTTCTATTATAGCAAAAGAGTATCATGATATGCATATTAAGGAATTGGTTGAAAATGAACCTGAATTAGATACAAAGTATAGTTTATTGTCTAATATGGGATATCCTACTAAAAAACATATAGAAGGAATAGAAAAATATGGTATTACAAATTATCACCGGAAAAGCTTTAAAAGTTGTAAAAATTGAAAAAATTATATAATACGGGATGTTATATAATTTATCGATGGCATGTCGCATCGAACAAGGATATAATGGTGGCAACACATACGCAGCTGCCCTTCAACAGGGTATACGCGCGTCTGCTGAGTTGCATACGTATGAAGAGACGCTTCAACAAGCGCTCGAAGAATCGAATAAGCAAGCACAGCAGGAAAAACAGTTTCAAAAGGAACTGGACCAGGCCATGCGTGCATCGGCTCGTGAGGCGGAGCTAGACCGATTGGCTCGTGAGGCGGAGCTAGACCGATTGGCTCGTGAGGCGGAGCTAGACCGATTGGCTCGTGAGGCGGAGCTAGACCGATTGGCTCGTGAGGGCATGTGGTGTCAGACGGATGGCGAAGCACTCGCAATCGCACTAGAGCGATCTCGTGTAGATGAGCGATCTCGTGTAGATGAGCTGGGTAAG